CGAGATGAGCGCTAGTCTCGTGGGCTCGGAGATGTGTATAAGAGACAGGTAGTACTTGTGAAATACATAACCAAATCATTATTCCACAAATCATCATTACTGTTATTTGATGTGTACTGGGCAAATGCCGTTAAACACTTTGATGGGAAAGCTATGGGCCAATTGCAAATATTACTGCCAGTTACACCCTGTATAATTAGCGGCACCGCGCCGCCGAGCTTCACCCACCATGCATTCGCATTTGACACGTCCCCCGCAACTACGCCCGCTGCCGAGAGGTCGTCCGTATCGAGAAAACGTTTGAACGGAGTGTCGTTGATTACGATTGAACCATTCCCACCCCGGTGAAACATCTTCCCGGTATCCTGCTCTATCCAAAGCTGTGCCGATTCAGCACCTTTATCCGCCGGAAGGTTGATAAGTTGCCCGTACTGTGTCGGCTGGTTTGCTATTTTATCTTTCCGGGTAAAGTAGCTCATAAACACGCCCAGTGCGTTAAGTGCTGCGTTTGTTGTCGGCAGTGTCGGGTTTACCCCGAGCCTGTGCAGGTAGTCCCACAGTCCGTCATCCCCGTCCAGAGTGCCCGCTTTGCCAACGGTTACATTGGCTAATGAATCGGTTCCTGTACCGCCATGGCTTACTGGCAAAATGCCGGTGACGCCGCCGACTACTGTCTTATCAGCTGCGTTAAGTATTCCTGCGTTTTCGCTCGCAAGATCTGTTTTGATGGTCTTGCCCAGCATTGCAGGGGTTACGATTTTCGACGTGTTCGTCCCCGCCGTGACTTCTTCCTGTGTCGCATAGTCAATCGTTCGGCGCAGCATCGTCCATTTAACAGTGCCGTCGACCACTGTGTCCCCCGCTGCCCCCCATGTTGGTATTGCGGTCCCTGTAGTCCCTGCTACCGCAACTCTTGCCAAAGTGTTTACCGGCATGTCAGGGCTGACCAGTACAGCTCCTGCCGGATAACTTGTATTTGGCTGCCACATTGTGATTTTCACAACATCAGAAAGCGTGCCATACATGTTCCGAACAAACTCCTGATATTGTTGCTGTGTAGTACCTTCAGCCCCTGCCCACTTCAAGTATTGTTCAACATCTGTTGTTAATTTAGTTGTTGCCATTTAACGTTCCTCCACATATCCCTGCCAGGAAATATCTGCCACACCGTTTACCGGATCACCATTCGAATCTATCAGCTGAATGACACACGGCGTGCGAGAGACGATCTTCATCGCTACCGCCGCGCTGGATTGAATGGCGTCCAAATGCACCGCCGTAGTCTTATAGAACGGTGTCACGATCGGAAGTTTTGTTCCGTCGGCAGAAATCTTAATATCTTCAAAATGCTCGTTCCGATCTGGAACGTCGATCAATGCTTCTACTTGTTTTATCACTGTTTCTTCAACGGAAGAATTTAGTGAATGAACCTTGATCTGAATAACGTCTCCTTTTCGCACAAGCACTCGATCTGAATACTGCTTCCAGAAATTATCACCTCCATCGCTGCCATCAAAAGCCGCCGCTTCCTTTCCCGTCCAGTACGATTTGGACGCCTCTTTTAGATAGGCGTTCGTGCCGCCCTTCTTGTAGTAGATGATCGCCGGCCCTTTTATTTCAGAACGTATCCAAAACTGGCCTGAAGCTTCTGCATTGAAACTTGCGGTAGTATCATACGCTAAAAAGTTCGGGACCCATTTGAATTTACTCTTCTCGCTCCACATAAATCGGTTTTTCGCAGACCACATGTCTGCGGTGGACTTCGCATGAATATTCCCATCGCTTAGAATCAACCCGTCACTAGAGACTTTCTCCCAATTGTCATCCTTGAAATCATGGTAAACTAAAACATTTTCCTCAAGCAAGTCCCCTAAATCAAGAATGCAATATGCATATTTTTTAGATTCATTGCCCGCATTGTCCACCGCTTTAATCATAACCGCGTGTGTTCCTTGACGGATCGTCTGTGTCTCATACGGTTGAGTTGTTATAAGACCCGCTTGTACCGGTATTCCGTTATCCCAATTTAGTTCCTGCCCCTGCGTGTACTTGATTCTGAACCCCGCAATGTCATTTGGGTAAGGGTAAGTAAATTTCCACCAATACCGCCGGAGCCCGCTCGCCATCTTCTCCACGTTAATGCTTTCTACATCCGGGGGAAGCATGTCCTGTCCATCAGTTAGAATGTTGTTTTCGGCGTAATCAGACTTTTCGCCAATATCATTGATTGCATAAACGCGAACACGATAAACTTGTAATGATAACGCGGTAAACGTATAGGAGCTTTCGTTCTGCGTGAACTTTTTCTCAAACGTCCAATTCACGCCATCGGTAGATCTTTCGAGACATACCGTGTTGAACTGTCTAGGATTGATCCATGTGCAGTGCACCAGTGAAGTAATAGTCCCGTCAAATTCTGCATACTTTTCAGTAGACAATATCAGATTTTTAGGTGCTTCTATCATCGACGTCGGGCGAACGATCTCTGGAACTTTGTCCGTATCAGCATCATATAGTTCCGGATAGTATTCCACCGCCGTAATTGTCCGCGTCTCTTCGTCCATATTCGTAGATATAGACAGGACCTTAAACTCTTTAGCCTGAAACCCTGCCTTACCCAGCACGTACACATCATCTTTCGCAGCCGTGTTTATACCGTCAATGATGACAGTATTTCCCGCCGCGGAAATGACATTTCTCTTCACAAGAGAATCATTTGTGCTATCACGATACATGAATGACGTATAATCGCCGCCGTCAAGATTATCCACATCTACCGTAATGGTGTTGCCATCCGCATTTACCACGCGGCCGCCGATCCCCCATTCCGTCACATCCGTCTGCACAGTGATGACATCACCGATCTGGCAAGCAATAGAATCCGCAAACGCTTCAAACTGAATTGTACGGATTTCGTACTTATTCTCACGGAGTTTGTACTTCCCGTATTGATACGCCTGCTTCGCGTCAGTGCATCCCATCAGCTCGATCTGTGTAGGCTGCGCCACCGCATCACTGCTATCGTATTCTTCGTTGAAAACGGCAAGAACATCTCGCTCATAGTTTTTCTCGCGATTCATAAAGGAAATCTCAATGCTGTTTGCCCGGCTTTCTGTCGCCAGATACTCATTCGAAAAAGAATCCTTCTTGATATTCGCGACGGTAAAAAGCTGAACTGACGGGCTCGCGTAGTCGTAAATGCACGATACTTTGGTGCCGACGATGATGACAGATCCACGCCCGACGCGGCAAGGATAATTCACCGCATCCCACATCTTCATAGCGCCATCAAAGAGATAGTTAAATTGGATATTCGCGCTGTCACACATAGCAGCCCACGCCGCAAAAGCGTAATAATCCATATTCTCTTTAGAGATGCCTTCTGCTTCATAAGAGTAAGTTTGCTTATCAGAATTCAGGAGCTTCCTGCATCCATGGAGAATATCATAGCAAGCCCACGCCGGATTGCTGGCCGCCTGCATTTCATACGCTTCTTTTGATGGATTCCAGACGTACACAGTGGAACGCTCGATAACACAGGTAAGTTGAGGATCACTGCCCGATAGCTGATCGGTAGCAAGCGCCTTTAGACCAAGGAGAGCTTTGCCAGGATGAGAGAAGTCGTCATAAATAACCTGCGTGACTGCCACCCACTGTACTTTATTTGCCGTTCGGATGTCTGTCCGATCCTTTGCCGTACACTGTACACGTACTTCGTACTGTGCTGGCTCTAAATCGTAAACGCGGTACATGCGATAAAAAACGCCGGTTTCCTTCTGCCTGATAACGCCGTCATACAAATGTGCATCGTGGATTTTCTTCCACCACTCATCATAGGTCATTGAATAGGTATAAATCGGTATTTTCTCCCCGTTCTCGTCATACCTATAACGTGTCTTGCCGCGCCAGTCTATATACGTTTCATAGCCTACAAGTTTTCGGCAATCATTGTAATAATGCTGCTTTTTTGTGAAAGCACCAAACCACTTTCTGCTTCCGGTAAGCCAGTCGGGTTCCCACTGGTAATTCTCATTGCGGATCAGAATATCTTCCCAGTCAGTGGCTCCAACCTTCCTATACTGCGCTTTTAACGTAACGCTTGTATAATCGGCAGCGCCGCTATCATTCGAATAATAAAGGCCATTTGGGAAGGCGAACGTGATTTCAATCCCGTTCGCAGCATTCCCTTCCAACGTGACTGTGCTCCATTTACCAACGTTCAGCTCATATGCTAACGCCGTGTCGGCATAAGAATCATTGAAGTCCGGGATAATACTCTGCTGATTAGAACCATTGCGGATATTGATCGATACATCCGTGTAATTCTCAATCGGATTGTTGTTCAGCTTGATGTCCGTCACATCATCAATCACGCCTTCTGCCAAGCAATAGAGAATATTCAGATACTGGTTTTTACCGTCAGAAATCACATGACGTTGCAACATCATGCCCGCCGTTTTTACCTTACCATAGCAAATAGGTAAAACATACCCCTGCCCGGTTAGCGTAGACGGCGTACCCCATCCGTATGTGTTCGACTGCTCGGAGGCATTAGTAAGGTCTGCTTTCGGCATGGTCAGTTTGGTCATGATATGGTTTCCGATCAGCGTCATGGCTAACGCACCGGCAATGCGTCCGGCCATAAGCCAGCCGCTAATGCCCGCCTTGAACGCCGCCCCTGCCATTCCAGCACCAAAAATTGTTAAACCAACGGCCAAAATCCACCCGAATGCTTTCTTCTGGATTTTTGGAGCGACTACGATTTCCTGCCCATCCATGACCGTTGCGCTCGGATTCACCTGTACGCCGTTCACCGCATAAAGCTTTTCACCATCTTCTGCGTGATATTCACGCACAGTCTTTCGCTTGTCATAGGGGGCCCAGTAGTCCTTTTTCCCTTTTGCCGTATCAAATGGGTTCGTGATTATGATGACATGTACCATACCTGTAGATCCCTTTCAGCCTTGAAACATACCGGGAAAATCTCTCAATGCATACGCCACTGACCGTAGTAGAGTGGAGCAGCATATTGTTCCCCAGATAAACCCCCACGTGGTCAATCCCATGCCCGCCTAAATCGAAAGCACAAATAGCTCCCTCTTCCGGGCGAGATAGTTTTTCGTAGTATTTGACACCTTTAATGTCCGCCGGATTGCTATAATCCATCGTTAGATAATCCGGCAGCGTCTCTCCCCGCCGCCGGAAAACCTCTTTCACCAGCTCCCAGCACGGATACTTTTCGAATGGCTGCCCCACCAAATCAGTTACGTCTAGCATACAATCCTCCCTGCGGTATCGTCGGTTCACCGCCAAATCTCGTATTGTTCCCGCGTTCCCGACAATCAGTCAGCGTCTTATTGCAGGTAGTGAGCGGTCCTTTATACCCACACCGAACGCCCTTAAACTTGAACGGGCACCAGTCTTTCATGATACGTACATTCGGATAGCGCCGATCTAAACTTGCGCCGCACCCAAGCTTGATAGATACGTAATCCTTTTTCGTTGTGGCCCCGGCAATAACGAAATGTTCTTCCTGTAAAATCTCATCAGAAATATTCGTGTTGATAACGGCTACAGTGACTTTCCCGCCGGACGCACCGTCATATGTTTCCAAAATGCGGGAAATCGTGCCTGTGATATTGGAAACTGTGATGGTACACGACGGCAATTCCGTAGAAGTCTGTTTCACTTCTGAAAGAGAAAAATAATAAGGATAGTAATCTACCCCCTTGAACGTGATTTTTTCATTATTCAGTACAAGATGAATGGCCTCTTCATTTTTATACTGTATAGTCAGCAAAAGCAGGTAGACGCCATCGGTGGATACCCTGTTTTTTTCTATAATCGCCGCCGTAGAAAGATTCATGCTATACCTCGCTCAATGTAATACTGCCACTCCATAGATTCAGCTCTACCAGCTGGAAGGAAAGCTCGCTGTCAGTGAAACGAACCGTGAATTTCTGCCCAGAGTATTCATTTCCTTCATCCGCCGGATAAGTCCACTCAAAAGAAAGCGCGCCTCCTCTCGTCTGCTGATAGAAAGCGCGCAATTTGTTGTAATCTTCTGTAGGAAGCTTCGACCATGACAACTTGAATGCTTTAGGAAGCTTCGTAAAGCGCGGGCGCGTGAGAATGGTCTCATTGTCCACTTGCATTTTCAGCGTGTGATCCGTAAAGATTTCATTCAGCGGATAATCAGGCGTCTGTATATCAGGAAAAACCATTTATCTCACCCCCATGATAGCGTCTTTCAAGCCGTACTCATTAGTCGTCAGTGCTTCGCCGACCGTAGAAAGAATAATCTGGTGCAGCAGTTTCCCAGACGAATCTTGCGAAGTCGTCTGGCGCGCCTGCATCTGCGTGCCTGTGTTGTTATTTACAATCACCTGCACCTGCGCCGGTGTCTGTGCTCCGCCGGAAAGCATCTTCCTTGTGTCGCCATTAGAATACACGTGAGCGTCCCTGCTGAATCGTACCAATTCGGGGCCACGTTCGCCGACCATCACCCAGCGATCCGTCAGCACATCGCCGCCGGATGCATAACCGTAATTGGCTGCTACAGATTCCCACACGCCAAAATCAGCTTTAGCGGCTTCATGCGCTGCCCCCAAGCTCTTACTTCCACCGCCGCCGAAGATGCCTGTCACAACTTTCATGATAAGCAGTTTCGCGATCACCTGCGAAATGGATTTCAGTACGCTCTTGGCAAAGTCGCTAAAGAAAGATTTCATCCGTGAAACAAAATTTCCCGTAGAAGACAAGCAGCTTGCAAGTGAGCTTTCAATATCAGAAAACAGGTTGACCGTTGTGTCTTTCCAGTTGATTTGCTGATTAGAAATCTCTGTCAGCGCCTGCTTCCAGCCTTCTTTGTAGTTATAGCAAGACTGGTCATTGATGGACTTAATAGTGCTGGAAAGTTTCTGCTCGATAGAAATTCTCTGATTATACGAAAGGTTCGTGTCGTTCAGCTGCTCCTGCAAATAAGACTTGTATTCATTCAGCTTATTGGTCAGCTCCTGCGAGCGGCTGTAGGCTTCGCCAAATCCAAGATTTCTATTCGAAATCGCAGAAATCTGGTCATCATACCTCCCCATCGTTTCCGTTTGCTGCGCTTCTTTAGCCTTCTGTCTCATAGCCTTCGCGTAGTCGATCATGGCGTTTTGCAAGTCGCTGATGACATTTTCATTCACGCCGAGTGCCTTGTCTTTCTCGACCTGTACCTTGTACTCTTCGAGCTTGTCATTCGCCTCCTGCATCGTCTTATCATAGGCCGTCTGCACTCCAGTGACGGAAAGAGTAGCTTCATTAAGATTTTTGGTATCGCGAATGGTGAGTTTCGTTGCATCTGCAAGCTTTCTGTAAAGCTCTTCTCTCTGGCGTGCCATGTCTTTCCTACCGTTACCGGTCTCGCCGTTCAGCGTCGCTTCTTTGTTAGCAAGCTGCATGAGGCGGGGAAGGAGCTGCTGTGCATAACTAAGCCGCGTTCCTTCGGTATCATCCCCTGGGGCCTCGTATTGTGAAAACACAATGTGATTTGCTTCTTCCAAACTGCCTGCAGCGCGAAGTCGCGTCCCCACGTCTTTGTAATACGGCGCTTCTCTCAATTCATAATCAGAAAATTCGAGCTGTTTCTCCCGATCTGTCCAATCGCCGTTAGCATAATCATAGAGGTTTTGGAAACGCTCTCCGCCCCACTGAACTGAACCGTAATACCCCTGCTTGTTATCCGCTGCGTAATCAATGGATTCTGTATCGCCTTTCCCAGCTTCCTGCATCTGATTTCCTGCCAGTGCAGCGGCCGCGTAGACATTGTAACCATGCTGTAAATACCAGAAGGCATTCCCCAGCGCATCAGTATATTCCAGTTCAGGAAGCGCCGCTTTACCAGATTTACCGCCGGACGCCTTTCCGCTCCCGCCGTCATCCTGCTTTTTAACGACATCGGCGAGCGTGGCTTTCCGCATGAGATCCTCGGCCTCTTTTGCCTTCTGTTCTGAAATTCGAGCCATTTCCGCGTACATATCCACAAGACTGTTCTGCGCCTTTGTATGGAACATTTCTTCATCAGCCGCATCCGCCGCGTCGTAGTCTTTCTGCGTTGGAGTAAATTTCTTTACATAGGAGCTTTGCGGGATTTCCTCTTCTTCGCTCCCGTCATGATATCCGCCCAGTTCCGCGTCAGAGAAGAAATCATGTACATTGTAATCGCCGCTTTGTGCTTTTTCGTACTTACTGCTTACTCCATACGCTATAGCGGCGAGTGTTCCTACGCCTACTGCCCCGATAAGTCCCGCCGGATTCATAGCAAGAGCTTTGACGACGGCTAAATTCCTAAACCACGTATATGCACTTTTTAACCCTGCGACAAGACTAGGGATAAGGCCAATGAGCCCTTCCGCGGCCATCGAAATCATGGAAATCTGCATCGCCGCATCTGCGGCTTCTTTCGCCATATCATGGCAGCCATCGGTATTTGCTATATAAGCATCTGTGAGGATAGAAATGCCCATGCCAGCGGACGAAACCACGCCTAGCATCTTACTCATCTTCCCATTGAAAAGACCTATCCCCTGATTCGCCTCATCCAGTTTCTGTTTGTGAACAGTCAGTGCTTCGTTGGCCTCTTTGATAGCAGCGACTTCTTTCTTCGTGGCAAGTGTTGCCTTGTCTTTGGCTTCTGCCACCTGCTGCAAATAATTTACGGTTTCCTTGTAAACGGCGTTCGCTTTATCCGTTGCGCCACGCTCATTCAACGCGGCTTGTAGCGACTTGCTCTCTTCAAGCAGCTTTTTTGTCGCTTGATACGCTTCTTCTCCGCCGATTTTGAACGCATTAGAAAGAGCGTTAAATTCAAGCGCCGCATCCGCGTTCGCCTGTTTCACCTGCTCCATCTGCTCTTTTACGAGCTTGAAATTATCAGCAAATGCTTTCGCACTATCCCCGACCTGCTTAAATGCCGCGTCTACAGATAAAAAGTTCGTCTGATCTACCGTTTTTAAGCCCTGAATAAGCTGGTTTATGAACTCATAGGATTTGACTTGTGCTTCTTTCGCACTCATCCCGACTTTTTCAAACTGATCTGAAATTTCTTTGAAAAGCGCCGCCATACGCTGTTTTTGTCCGAGTTCATTTGCCGTATTTCCGCTTGACTGGTATTTAATATACTCAATTTGTGCATTAGTTAATCGTTCTGTATTCGTCCTCGTAGACTGCAATACATCATTCCAAACCTTCGCCGAATTGATAGCTTCGTCCATGACAGGCTTCACTTTGCCGCTCATTCCGGTTTTAAGAGAATCCATGAATTTTTCGGTAGTCACTTGAACGACTTCGTAGTCAAGCTTTAGTGCCTGTAACTTAGAGCGAAGTTCCTCTACGGCTGTCTGCTGCCACTTCCAAATCTGCCGGTTCGCATCACCTTTGGCTCCGCCGCGGCCGCTTGTGTCTGCATCCAAGAAGCGCTGCACACGTGCTTCTGCCGCTTCACCGCGAGAATATGGATTCCTCACCTTCTCCGCCATGAGAGAAATATTTTTCAGTTCATCACTAGAAGTCTTTGAAACCTGCATCAGGCGTTCATGTTCCTTCTGTATGACTTCAGAAATGGCTTTGGACTGCTGCTGATACAACTCCACTTCATGCTTCTGCTGGTCATTCTTTTCTTTCAGTGCATCTGCTTCTCTCTTGATCTCTTCCGCGCGGCCGTTACCGCTGATAATCTGCCGCATGGCTTCCGCACTATATCCGCCATTCACAAGCGAAACGATTTTATTCTGCCAAGTGACAGATTCCTTGATACTCATCCCCATGGCCTGCCACTTTTTCGCAAGGTTTGTGATGGAGTTTTCGTTCGATTCAAGAATGGAGTTCAAGGTTTGCGCTTTACTTGCGCTTTCGGAAATCTGCCCCGTTACGTCAGCGAAGGAATTTAAAGCGCTATCGACGAGCCTTTTCTCTTCCTCTTCGTATTTCAAAGCCTTCTTTTGCGCTTCCAGACGGCCGTTAAATTTATCCTGCATGCCCTGAATAGCGCGGCCCAGCCCCGTATGCAATTCTCTCTCTTCGCGCGTCACGCTAAGAATCTGCATAAAATCCTTGATATACTTAGAGGCTTTGAATCCCGCCCAGAGTGTGACGATTTCACCTATATGTTCACCGACCTGCCCGAGTGCCGCGACGGCAGTCTTGCCTACATACGTGGCCCCGACAAGCCCGCTGGACATAAACTCACCAACTTTTTTGGCGCTCTCTACCATTTCCACCATGGAACCCGAAACGGTGCTAATAGAGCTGATAAATTCAGGATTGATTTTCCACTCTTTTGTTGACTTATCCACCTGAATGATTGATTCGCCAAACTCTTTCAGTGCTTCTGAATACATGCCGCGAAGTGGTTCTGTACCTTCGGCGATCCCGCGCTGTAGTCCTTCTTTGATCTGATCGATACGTCCCTTGACCGTATTATTCGTTTCAAGAGCTGAATACTCAAACCCTTTCATGCGATCCATCAAGAATTTATATAGACCTTCGGACGATTCTTTCGCCTTCTTGATATCCGCATCAGAAATGCCAAGCGCAGTAGCGAGCGTAGAGGACGCGGGGCGAATCCCTCCCTGTACAAGGTCTCGAAGCTCCTGTACAAGCTGTACGCCATCCAATCCGAGTGACTTAACCGCATTGACGCCGACCGTAGTAAACTTCTCGATCTGCTCAATCGACATGCCCGCGCCAAGCCCCGGCCCTAAAAGGGCACGGAAGGTATCAATCAATTCGCTTGCCGTCGCGGACGTTTTAAGAGATTCATTCTGCAAGTCGTTCATGATTTTCGAAGAAATCGTAAGCGACTGGTTCCAGGAGAGCTGCTGCCCGTTTATCTGCATCATGGATGCCAGGATGCCAGCCATGCCGATACGGTTCGTTTCCATCATGTTTCCGTAGTCATACGCACCGCCGATGACTGTACTCCACAGATCTCCAAGTTTCTGGATACCCTCGTAGATGACGGTATAACGCGCCATAGAGTATACAAGGCGGTTCAGCATTTTACTGGTATTGCTGGCGCTCTGCGCTGCTTTATCAAGCCCAAGCGCCATGTCGCTAAACTGCTTTGCTCCGCCGGACTTCCCATTGGTCATTGCCCGCAGATTGACGGAGAAATTCTTCGCCGCACTCGCACTTTTGCCAAGAGAGGATGTTAGGCGTTCATTGGCGCTTGCCATACTGTTTAAGCTGCTGCTTGCTCCGTCGATAATACTGACTTTCGCTCTTGTCTCAATGACGCCCATCTTCCACACTCTCCTTGATGACTAAACTTTCGATTTTCCTCATGCGCTTCATCATTGCTGGCCCTATGTGTATGCGGGATAAGCGGGCGACTGTTTCCAAATCTACCCAATTAAGCCCGCTGATAAAAGGACGGCTCATCGTCCCTACATAGTGCACACAGTTTGAAGCCAGCGCATATAGCCTCATCGCCCTGAAATTGCCCGGCCGGATTTCAGGAGCCCTATCAGGGCAATTCTCGCAATCTAATTTGCGCCCGGTCTGTTTGGCGGCCTTTCTGCACGTATCACAGTATTTAGCGCCGCCTCTGATTCGCCAGTCCCAGACGCTTTCTAGTTTTTTAAGTCTTCCAGCTCGCTCTTTTCAGAAAGCGCCTGCGTCTTCACGAGCAGATCCATAATTGTCCCCGGCGTATACTTCGCAGAATCCGGATCGATGTTGTAGATGTTCTTAGCCACCCACCGCGCCATACGGACGCCGATCAGTTTTGCCGGTGTATTCGAAGTTTCAAGCTCATCAGAATATTCAAGGAACTGCTCAAATTCCGAAAATGTCATAGCTTTTGCAATAAGTTTTCCTTCGTTCTTTTCTGCTGGTTTCATGTCTTTTTCGTTATCCATTTTTATTTCCTCACATATAAAAAAATGCCCCGCCGGAAAATCCGACGGGGTACTCATTAAAATTCGTATGTAGCTACCCCGTTTACCAAGGTAAACTGAATGCAGGAATTTAAAGCATTCTCTTTGTAAAAAGCAGAATAATCCAGTTCCTGTGTGATGCCTTTCGTGCCGTCAATGCCCGGCGACTTTCTCGCGAACATGACTTCCGGGATATCGACGACAAGAGACTTATCTCCCTTTGTCAGTGTAACCTGGAGCTGTGTTATTTTGGAAGTCATCGCTTTGTCGATGAAAGTTTTATCGTCGAAGAAAGCAGTCAGCTTGCCAGTTGGGGAAATGATGCCTTCATTGATTCGTGTTCGGAACCCGCCGCTGCCAATCGCATAGCCGCTATCATCAAGCCCGAATGGAATAGTAAGAGAAAGCTCCGTCGCGATCGCTACATCCGTCCCGTCGATTTTCAGAGATGCCTGAAAATTGTTGAGACGGTTAAACCCGACTTTAGTGATATTTTCGTCCGTTGCCGCTGCTGCATCATTGATTGTTTCTTTACATCCGATAAAGCCAACGGTAGCAGTCAATTCACCGTCGCCGCCGAACGTCATTTCAATCTGATTGACCTTGACTCCGTTAATGAGTGAATACACACCATTAGAAAATACCTTCTCTACAGCGAATGACGGCTGCGTCTTTCCCGGCTTGAAGACATGGGTATAGAGATTTGTGCCGCTCTTTCCCGCCGTTGTAGCCGGTCTGCCGAATGCCGCCGCCAGAAGATACCCGAATGCATCGGTATCCACCGGCGTGACTATATCGCCCGTGCAGTCGATATTGCCGAGCATCGGTTCCGCTGCATCGCGGCGTCCTGTGATAGTACCCGGTGAACTGGAATTCTGCGAACTGGAAAGTGAATTAGAATTGAATGGGATCTCAAAACCCTTGACCGTTTCCGGCAGCTTGCTCAATGCCTCTTCCGGATACAGTCTGGTCTTGGAATAAACGCCCATAGCCTGACCTGCCATTTTCTACCTCCTATAACTCTTCTGTATAATTCCCACCAAGCGTCTGATAAATACGCTTGTTTACCTTGATTTTCCCCGCCCAATGGCGACCTGCCGGATCGATGGGGAAAGGACCGTTCGTATTTACCTTCGCACAGGGGCGATTATTGATTTCAGCGTCATTGAAAACATCCTCAATGATGGTCATGAAGTCGGCGCAATCCTTAAAGACGTCCATGATTTTTACGCCATCCGCCTCGATGAATTCCGGCTCCTCTTTCCCGACGCCTACCCATAATGTGAATTCGTAAGGGCAAAATTCAATATTCTGCCCTTCCTGCTTCGAAAAGTCCGTCACGATGATGTACGGTGTGTCATCGTAGGTAGGGATGTATTTCCTTGTAATATCCCCCACAAGTACATGGAGCTCTTTTCCAGGGAACCGCTCTTTGCAAAAGGCGATGATTCTTTTGTCTGTTTTAAGCTGTGCTCCGATATGAAGCATCGTGCTTGTGATATCCAGATTTTGCAATCCCATTAGCCTAGCCTCCGTACACCTTGTAAACGCGCTTATTCTTCTTGCCGAATTTCACATTTCCTTCCATGTAAGACTGTACTTTCCGCTCAATGTACGGCGCAAAATTATCATGAATTCGCGTCATCATCGGCTCAAAGATCGGTCTTGCAGGTGTAATAAGTTCTTTTTTCTTCTTACTAAGAGGGTAAATATACTTATCATAGTCGCGGCTCTCGACGATAGAACCGTACCTTTCGAGCTCTGCATCATACGCATTATAGAAAATACGACGAATGCTTTCTGTCACCGGCTGCCGCCCACCAAGCTCATTTCTTCGCCCGTATTCCGCAGACGATTTGGAAGTCCACCCGATCACTGTTGAAATGCTGTCTGGCATGTACTGATACCCGACGGCGCGGATCATCTGCCCATAAAGATACCGCGAGGCGTGCCCCTGCAATTCTCTACGTGGCTGAATGTTTCCTTCCGTAAACCAGATCTGATTCCAACCGTCATCGGTATGATACAAGACGCCTTTTCGGACGCCTTCTTTGATTTCCTTTTGAATGTAGTACCCGAGCGACTTCGACACGCTTTTTAAGTAATTCTTATTGTTAGCAAGCATCCGTTTGAAAGCGGGCGTTAATTCGTCAGATACCGATATTTCAATCAGATTCATCGTCCGAGTGCCCTTTCTGCTTTTGTCGCAAGCAACACATAATGACTTCCTGCCACGTCGTGCTCGACGATATTAGAAACTGAATACCTATCACCGTTGTAGACGATTGCATCGCCTTCCACCGGTGATAGAACTCCATTCTCGCCTTCGTCGCACACGCAGAAATACGCCGCATCAACAAGAGCCGCGTTTTCTATAACGGTTTTCGCTTCATTCCAGTCAGAACGAGAATTGGACACACCGACATACACGAGCGCCACGATATCTTTCCCGTTGTAAGAAATGTGTTCCCCCAGTCTTTTATCAGAGAAGAATGCCTTTTGACATATCCTCCGCTGCGCGTCCATCATCCCCATCTGACTTCCTCCTATACGTTGATTTTTACATCAATCGAAGTCGAATCCGCTGTTTCTTCGCTCCATGCGACGCCGACCGCCGGATCGGTGCCTGCCGTCGCAGTGATAGCGCCGGATTTGTCAAGATATACTTTCGTACCCAGCGTGATAGCTTCCGCCGCTTTCTTAGGGAACTGGAATACGCCTTCTGCGTCACACGCCACATAACCGTTTTTTGCTGTCGCTGCTTTGGCGACCGCATAAATGCTGCCTACTTTCAGCAATTCATGATAGGCAACGTCTGTATACGCCTTCACGGTGATAATTGATCCGGGCTGTCTGAATGTTCCAATAGTAGTAGCCATCTTTTATCCTCCTTATACCCCTTCATTCTTGACGAATGCGCGATAATCAATCAGATTGAACCCAAAGTCCATCCAGTACTGATAATCGATACCGAGATGTTTTTCGCTCTGCACGGTTCTGGAATACGGGTGATCTACGCCATTCAAAGTGGTAAATTCGATGCCTTCCATTTCAGAAGGCTTCGCGATCGCATAGTAAGCATCGCCTTCAAGCCACGGAGAGGTGAAAAGTACCATCTTGTTCTGCATGGGGTTATTCACGCCTGCATTGTTCTGTGCCGGATCGGATGCAGAATGCAGGATCTGAAGATGTTCAAATTCATGCTCGTCTGATGCCAGCAGGAAAGCCGGGAACGTACCGATATAGGTTTTATCTTCGCGGTCTTTCTGACGATGCATCAGCTTGCGCATTTCAGAATAAGCTCTTGCGGAAATGTCTTTGTTCGTCTCCACAATATTTTTATTCTTCGCATTGAACGGAACGGATTTAGTCAGCATGTCGAAGAACATCTTTTCCTGCAGGCGTCTAAACCCGCCGGACTGCTTCTGAATAGCTTTCGTGACTACGCCCATGTCATCATTGATGAAAATTTCGCGGGTAAAGGAAATTGCCTTGCCGTAAGTCTGAATTGCCGTGGAGATTTTGCCGTCTTTCATTTCTCCATACTTAAATTCATCGCTTTCAGGTGCCATCAGTTCCGGCATGCCGTCCACGCCAAGCCAATATTTATTTGTCTTCTTGAAATCTGGGTTCGATCCTTTAGAAACGAAATTCAGGAAAATGGCAGGCTGCTCTTTATAGGATTTCAGCATCACTTTGTTCCCGAAATTATCAACGATAGAAACGAACTGGTCTGTACCCATCGCTCTTTCCTTAAACATGGCATTGAACAGGTCATTGGAGTTCATGAGATGTGCTTTTCTCTCGCTCATACCGCCGAAGAGCGTGAGTGCATCTTCTGCAATGGAGCGCAGGGATGCATTCGCATATTCATTAGATACCGCTTTTTCTTCGCCGATGACACCAAAGCGGATAGCCATCCCGTCTACTGCACGCTTCGCGAATTTTTCTTTTTCATCCGTAACAACATTGATTCCGGACGGCTGATTTTTCGGGGCGCTCATTGCCTTTTCGAGGATCTCTTTTCGGACATCTTCAATGGATGTGCCGTTTTCGATGTAACCTCTCATAGTTTCATCATCGATTCCCATACCTCTGCAAACTTTCGTAACTTCCGTGACACGAGCTCGTTCTGCTTTTGCTGCTTTTTCTGCCGCTTCACGAACCGCTGTCTCGTTGATTGCCGGTGCTTCCGGCTTCTGGTTTTCGCCCATCTTTGGCTCCTCCTCGTTCTGAACAATAGAAATGGTCATGTCTGTATTTGTAAGTCCCCTCCCGACTGCACAATCGGGATCTGCCGGACAACTTACCAAAGAAATTTCATAAGGCTCCCATCTGTCTGTTACGTCCATGTCGCAGTCAAATGCAAGTCCCTTATAACTGGTGCCTTTCAGCACGCGAACCGTATTAAGGCGGCGATATCCGACGGAAATTCCTTTCAGCGATCCGGAAAGAATTTTCTGAAAATACTTTTCGGATTCTTCGTCTTTATCGATCGTCGCTCCTGCCGTGACTTTCCCATCTTCAAAAGACACGTTCTCGATTTTGCCGATCACGATGTCTCGATTGTGATTGAAAAGCATCGGCATGACGCCATTTTCAAAGCGCGTCAGATCTACGTTTCCCTTTGCGCACAAGCAGACTTCCGGCACGAACCAGTTATCACAAGGCGCTTCCGTCATAAAAGAAAATCGCAGTTTTCGGCTCTCTTCATCCACGCCGTCCACTGCGATTTCTCTTAATCCAAACTGTTTAATTGTCGTCGTTTTCCCCATCTTTACCTCCTGTGTCATCGTCTTCCGGCTCATTCTTTATCTCGCTGTCTTGCACGCCGAACGCCAACGCGACGCCTTTAGATTCTGCATAGTCCTGAACTTCCTTCATCTGGTCAATGCGATCACGCCAGTCCGCACCCTGTTCTGCGCAATACTCCTGGAATGATTTGCCGCCATTCGCAAGGTTAATGGCATTCGCCTGCGCCTCTTTGAGCGGATCAATCCATCCGAGCGAAGCGGCAAGCCACGTGGCCTTGTAATACTCTTCGTCCCCATATTTGAACCCGGTCCCGTCCAAAAGGCCGGTCAAATAGCAGATGTTTACGAAGCGCTTATAAAGCGGCCGTAGGAAATATTCGACCAGTTCCTCGCGGATAGAGCCGTAGGTCAGCTGATCGCCCAAAAGGTTCTGCCGAGCAGATGCATAGTTTACGCGCTCCACGTTTCGACTGGTGCTTTCCAGCGAAAGCCCTTTGTCGGCGGCTATAATTCGCTGCTGCAAGGGTAAGAAATTGCTTGCATCCGTCACCTGCGCATTCGGCGTGAGCCCCTTGATGTGCTCGCCAGCTTTCAGGTATTTAATAGAACCGCCTTCAATATTTTCTACGCGGCTGCCGTCTGCCTGATTGGCAATGCGCCCCGGCGCTCCAAGTGTGTTGTCAGTCTCCACAAAGGCGGAAAAGCACGCCGCAATTTTCTGCTGGAACATGACGGCCACGTTGTAATCGCCCAGGTCCTTTGTAACGCCGATGGTTCTCGCCATTTCTGTGATTTCGCGGAATTGACTGACACGTGACTTTTTCCACAAAAAGATCACATCTTTTGCGTCATATCGTCGCGGCTCCATTTCCGTGAAACCGTCCGGCTCCGTCTGCTTTAGCCAATAGCCAAGCGGTTTGCCCGTAGTATCAAGCTCGACGCCATTCACGATGATGTGCCCATTCTGGTCTTTGGGATCGGTCATCGTATCCAGATCATCGACTTCGTGAAGCTGGATAGTGAGAGGTATTTTCCTTTTCCCGTCCAGCGGGAATGTCGCCATAATTCCGCCATCTACGAATTTCCTGACAACAATAAGCTTGATGATGTCATCCAGACACTGCTGCTGCGTAATGTCGCAATTCTCGTGGTGCTCCCACTCTTTCCAAAGCGTTTCGATACGCTGATTAAACACATCATTGTTTGTCTGTGCCTGCATATTAAAACCGGTCCCGATAGCATTATTTAAAAATGCTTCCAACACGGAACCGGTGATGGGATTATTTCTTTCCAAATCCCTTGCTCGTGCTCGAAGTTTATCGCGCGAATACGTGTTAAATTGTTCTGCCGTCCCATCGAAGGGCAGGCGCTCGTCTTTCCGCGTTTCCTGTGCCGCCGAATACCCGAAGTATCGCTCTCGTACCATTTTGGACTTCATCGCCTTTTCAGGGCTCCAAATAGACTGGATGTCGCTGCACAGATTCCCCGCCAGCTTTAGAAATCCCATTATCCCATGCCTCCGAATTTCAATCTCACGGTGTCTGTCATGCCATTCACTGAATCGATCTGATTCAGCGCCGAATTGACTTCCGCCAAGCGCTGCATGATGGTTTCAAGGCTCGCCATCTTCACACGGCCATCTCTGGTCTGGAACTCCTGCCCGCCTTCTAAAATATTCATACGGGCTGTTTCCAGCGCTTCTTTTTCTTTCTGTAACTCTTCTCTATTCATTGCCGACCTCCAAATGGGCTATACGTTAAACCACTCTCTTTTTTCTCATCTTTCTGCACGGGCAGGGGATCTTTAGCTGACACCTGCAAGCTCCGCACATTCATGACATCCGCCGCCACATATGCATAGACTTCACAATCCAGATAGTGATTATCTCGATGCTGCGCAATAGGTTTCCAAACCTCACGCCCGTTGACCATGATTTTCTGCTCGGCGGTAATCATCTCTGCATATACCTCATCAGTATCTGCATCAACAAGCCATGCGCCATACCCGTCTTTTTCTCTGCCGATACGGTAAGCGATCAGATCCTTGTATTTGTTCGTATCCGCTTCATAAAGCTGCTGCGCCTGTACCCAGTTCATATTGTGATCCTTCGGGTTCAGCTGCTTTCGGCGAAAATATGTAGCCATGGGGCTCGACATGCCCATGACGGGGATGGACGCCGGATAGTGCAGATAACAGAAGTCATAAACTTCTTCTGTGTTATACCCTGCATCGACCGCATACAGAGCAACCTGCATGCGTCGGTCTGAATCCTCAATAGGCCACATCTGATCCATGATGTTTGCTACGTCATCGAAGGTCATTGCTGAACCATTCGCGATTTTCTGCGAACGCATATCCGGCAGCCACGCTCGGATCACCCAGTAGAAATACCCCTTCTGGCAGTCCACGCCGCCGGTGAGAAGTACCGTTCCTTTGGGGACCACGCCGGAGCGAAGTTCCGTCCGCCTTTCGAGTACTGACTTCGATTTGATTTGAGACGCCTTCGACTTCCACGGCTCACCAAGCCATGAATTCACAAAGTTCATAAGTTTCGTGGGATCATCTTTTGATTTCAGAAACTCCTTCGCCACTTCATAGAAATACACCCACGGCGAGTACAACGTATTCAGCCTGAATCCTACCGTTTTCGCCGCGTATCCAGTTCTTTCTTTATCCACCCACTTGCCTTTTCGAAGCATCCCCATCTTTTCCCTGTCATGGATGTGGTACTTACATTTCTCACATTCGTAATACGTCTCTTTAGAGAGACGTGCTTCATCAAGCACATCAGGAAATTTCAGATGATGGAAATCAAAAACCTGATAATGCCCGCACTCCGGGCACGGCACCATGAACTCATAATGCGCTTCACTCTCCATGTAAGACTTGTATACATAGCCGTACTCCGTCGTCGGTGTACTCATGACAAGTATCTTGCGCCACGGCCAGTTTTTAGTACGTTCTTTGACAAGAGAAATTGGGTTAGCTTCTCGACCAGTCCAGAGCGGATATTTATCGACCTCATCCATAATGACGCGCGGGATAGGCCACGACGCCAGCTTTGCCGGTGAATTCGCCCCGGACAAACGGATAAATCCGCCGTTATACCTCACCATAAGCGCCTTGCTTCTGTCTGCGGATTCTATTTTTTTTGCAACGGACGGCGTATTTTTCAGCGCCTTCTGCAAACGATCCACAGAAAAGTCCTTCGCCAGGTCTTCATCCGGCATGACATAAAGCAGACGGCATGGGGACCGATCTATTGTGAAAGCGCAGATATTGATACCAGCCTCTGTAGCGCCGACCTGCGAAGGCTTCAAGAAGGTAATGACTTGTGATGTTTTATCGGTGAATGCGTCCATGATTGCCCGCAAGTACGGCGTATTATCCGTATTCCAAAGGCCGGCAGATGGTGATTCTTCACGGGAGAGAATGCGATTATGGTCTGCCCACTCACTCACCGTTTCCGGAGGCGGCGGCAGAAATGCTTTTCGCGCTTTTTTTATAATTTCTTTTAGGTTTCTTTCCCACTTTGCCTGCATCTTCGGATTTTCCATTGATTCCTGCAAGTTTTCTGAGAAGTTCTTGGACAACTTCATTCGCTACCTCCCCGCACGTTACTGCTAAAGCCGCATCAATGGAATAAACTTTTGATTTTATGGTTTCTGGCAATAGTAAGAGCTTTTGCCTGATATCTAAGAATTCATTTTCAAGCGCATCTTTGACTTCTTCCTGCGGAATAAGCTCCCCCATCATTTGAAGCGTCACCATTTCTTCCTGCTTCGCCTTCTGTGCTTTGTAGTCAGCTTCTGCTTTCAGCTTTCTAGCGCTGTCACTCACCGCTTCCGCGGCCGCATTCGCTTTGTTGAACCGCTTATCAATGATTTCCGCCAGATCTACGCGCGCGTTCTCTTTCGCAACGCCAAGCTCTTTGATGGACTTATCCATTCCCACCCGACTAATGCCGAACTGCGCCGCCGCCACGCTCGTTGAACAAATGATGTGTTTCTCTTCATTTAGTCGGATTTCTGGTAATCGTTTCGCCATAATATCCTCCCAACAAAAAATGCGTGAAAGCTTTTGCTCTCACGCATTTTCATTTTCCAGAATACATAATACCATGCCTGCTTGTGACATTTTGTAACCTAAATCAGCATTTCCCGCAAAATTTCAAAAGCGCGCTCCTCCGCTCGCCTTTCGAAATCCACCTCTGCCGCTTCCAGTGCCAATTCACGCCTTTCGAGGGCAGCGATCTGCCGGACCGTCATGATGGGTGATCCGTAATACTTGTTCGGATCATATGCGCGATCATCGCAACTTTCTTTCCCCTCTTTAAATCTCAAAGGGAGCCCACCCTCGCCGCTTGTCTGGCAATCCAGAACATCACCAGTCGCCGCTTTTGACGAAACGATTTTGTAAGTGCCGCTGCGCTTATTCCGTAAAAGCCGGTTGATGAAATGAGAGTAAAAAATCCCATTTGTCCTGTAAACCTCTTCCCACCCGATGCCTGGGTATGTGTTTTCTTTCGTTCCTGCTGCTTTCATTAGCAAATATCCTCCATACTGTCTAATTCTTTTCTGTAGAACTCTCCGAAACGGTCAATAGCTTTCCGCCGCTTCCGGTAAGCGTATTCTCTGCTAACCCCAAGATTTTCCGCGATTCGCCCAGACGGTCTCCCGCTGAAGAAAAAGTTCTGCAACACATCTATCGTATTGAAATCTTTCTTCCCGTTCTCATCCAGTAACCCGTTAATTCGCTCCATACAGTTTCCAAGAATGGACTGAACGAAACTTAACTCCTTGTAAAACGCGGTCAGAAGTTCATCCTGCCGGATCAATTTGTCGCCAATATCCAACGAACGCCCGCCGGACACCTTCTCCTTTGACGGATCAATACCAGAGATATCATATATGCGGTTCTTTTCTTCTTTAATGGCTCTTTCCAGCGAAACGCGCCGCTTCTGAACCGCTTTTATCTTGTCAAAATACTCGTCCGCTGTCATGATCCACCTCGCTATACTTTATCCGTGGCGCAAACAATGAGCTGTCTAAGATACCACTCCGCCTTTTCCAGATCTTCGCGTGGATTATCCGCATGCTTTGCCTTGTACCGCCACAAATACTTAAAAACATTGAAGAACATAGCTCCCTCCATGCCGGTAAGTCCCATTTCCCGGATCCTTGCCATCGCCACATCAAAGCACTCATACTTCCCGTCCTTGTAATACGACGGGTTGATCGCATTGTTGTTAAACTTCGTGAATGTCACCTCAGGTTTCTCCTTGTCATCCATGCGGGACAACTCATTTTCAAAAATTCGTGGATGAGGCTCCATCGTATCCTCATCTCTGACATTATAAGTGCCGTCGTCATTCACCGCATAAATTCGTCCCCTTATCACTTGCCCATCGCTGCACTCAAACATAACTCGGTCTCCTACATGAAATTCTTCATCACACATGGATAGCCCCCCTCTCAAATGCGCATTTCAGTCTATCCCCCTGCTCTTCATCGCTCATCTTTGCGAATTCAGCGATCCGTTCCTCAGACGCGGGGCAATGCCGCTTGCTGTCCATAATCATTGCTTTTGTCAAAAATTCGAGCTCACAGGGATAGATATTCCCATCATCGTCTTTTGTGACAATCTGAATATATCCATTTTCTTTGCATATAGATACCGTATATTTTTTAATGATTTCTCTCATGGGCTGCCATCCTTTCATCCGCTGCTTCTATCAGCCTTTCGATTTTCATCCGCTCTTAATGCTTCCACTAACCTCTCTATTACAAAATCTGCGCACGGCTGCGCCATGCCGTTTCCGATCGCTTTATAGCGTTTCGAATCGCTTCCGCCTTCCGTCCAATTATCCGGAAGCCCCTGCAATCTCTCGCATTCGAGCGGTGTAAGCCTTCGAACAAACGCTTCGCCCCGCTTCAAAACAGTTTGCTGTGCCTTGTAATTGCAGGCGGTTAGCGTGTGAGCCACCTCAATTGCGGTTAAGTGAGAGCTGTCATTGCCGATTGCAACCGTGCAGTACCTATCTACGCTCGTCAATGTAAAAGCCGTTTTCTCTTTGCAGATCGGACCATTTCTTGACATTCCGGTTCCCTGGCACAAACACACGCCTTCCTCGATTTTTAACGGCACATTGCCACCTCCTGTCCCCATCCTTGCTGCCAACGTTGGGGAAATGTCGCGTTCGTTATACCGTGCGTCTATCCCGTGGCTTTCGTAAATTTTCATTTCTTCCACAATGTAGTTCTCACTTCCTCCATCGTATGTCCCACCCGTCGCTTTCAGCGTACTTGCAGGAAGCCCTTTCTTAATCTCCGAATAGCTTTTCGTAGGGAAAATTTCAGTCTCCATTATGCGCCTGCCTTGCTAAAACCGTTTCCAGCATTTCAGGAAGACATTTCCCCCTTTCTTTTGCTCGTCTAAGTATTCCCGCGCACGCTTTCGGGGTTAAAGAGTACCTGGACGTACCCCCCCCCATTCTCTAAAACCTGCGACAAGGAAGATTCTCTCGCGATGTTGGGGGACGCCCCAAAATTGAGCGTCAAGCACTCGCCATGCGATTCCGCCCCCTTTACTTCTAACCATTCCGGCTCTTGCCCATCTTCCACTACGAGGCATTGGAATATCTGTCTGTCCGATTTCCTCGAGCACTGCTTTAAAGTCACGCCGAGCATTGCTTGTAAACGCTCCCAAGACGTTTTCCCAAACAAAGAACTTTGGGTATACTCCATTTGTTTTCTCCCTCATTTCTCGCACAATCCGCATTGCATGATAAAAAAGGTTCGACCGCTTTCCTTCTAGCCCTGCTCTCTTTCCTGCGATGCTAAGATCCTGGCACGGACTTCCAGCACATATGATATCGACTGGCGGGATTTCTGCTCCGTTGATTTTCGTGACATCACCCAGCTGAATCGTGTCCGGGAAATGCTTTTTCGTAACGCTCGCAGGAAATGGATCGATCTCACTGCTCCAAAGCGGCTTTACTCCGTTTCTCACAGCCGCAAGCTGCCACCCGCCAATCCCATCAAATAAACTCCCTAGAGTTATCACTTTTGTTTCCCTTCTTCTCTAAAACTTTTCTCTTCCATTTATCAGACATTCGGTAAACTGCTTTGAGATCCTTTCTGCCTGTTTTGCCCTGTACAATGCAAACTATAAAGCCGTATTTCACCAATTCCTTGATCGCTCTGCGTAGTGCGGTATCACCCTTGAAAATACCGCTGGCTATCACCTTCGCACTATTCAGAAAGAAATCGCCGTCTTGGATGTTGTAGGGACCGTCTGGCCATTTGTCGCGGGGGTATAGCTCTTCATTGGCTTCTTCTTCCTTTCGGTTCTCTGCGTCACACGTCCACGCCATGCATTTAAAATAAAGCCGTATAGCATTTTTCCCTAAAGACATCCACGCGGGCGATTCTTCCATAGAACGGTAAATTTTTACAAACCTTTCGTGCTTGTGGCGGGCTTGCCATGCGGGGAAGCTGTACACGTCATCCGCCCAGCACTTCCGCCGGATCTTTCCCCCTTCATCTGCCTCTTTCCATGTTTTCATCATTTCTTCCCCGCTAATGTAATAACCACTTCCCGATCCTCGTTAAGACCCGCATGGTCTACGCATGCATTCTCGAATTTTTCTGGGATGCCTGCACTTCTGTCTCCGTAATACAGAATTTCGCCATCTTTGTTCTGAATGACGATCCTATCGAAGTAGTCTTCGTCTTCGACTGATCCCCAAACTTCTTCTACTGTCGTAAGCGTGTTATCGCGTTCGGCAATCATCAGCGCGTGGAGAAACTTGTCTTCAAGTTCTCCCACCTCTTTTGCGCTGCGTTCGACTTCTTTCTCTGCGGAATACTGGAGAAGTCTCATCGCCATGATATTGGCGATGATCGGCATGTCGATTTCGTCTACGATTTTCGCAAGTCTCATGCTTCTGAGCTTGATTTCATTGATGAGACGCATAATTCTTTTCCCGTCTTCTTTCTTGTACTGTCCGTTAAGCTTAATCTCTTCCATTTTGTTCTCCTTTGCATGTTATATTGGCCAAAACATCAATCATGTAATTCATCATTTACTACGTCCGTCTGGAACTGCGCTACAAATTCTTTTATCGGAATGGCCATGCACCGGCTTTCTCCCCACTTCCCCGTCTGATGAAACAACACAATCCTCACGGGCTTTTTCGTGTACTTCTTTTCAAAATCGGCCACGTTGTCAACCGTTACCATGGTATTGTCGATTTTTTTGATAAACCGGCAACCCGGCTTTACGCTCTTTTCTGTCAAATTCATATTCTAGTCCCCTGTGCTCCCTACTCCGCCAGTACGTTCACCGTTTGCTTTGTCATCCTCTGCAAGCAGATACTTCATGAAGATCCCCTGCGCGATTCGATCCCCTTCGTGAATTTTCACATCGCGATAGGGATCCCGATTGACAAGAGCGATGCAGATTTCTCCATCATTGTTAGGATTGCCGTAGTAATCTGCATCAATGATGCCCGTGCCATTCGCCAGCGCCAGTCCCCACTTGATCCCCAGCGAACTTCTGATACACATCATCAGAAATTCATCAGGCTCCATGCGAGCTTTAATGCCCGTCCGCAGCGTCGCAACGATACTCCCGCCCGCATGGACGATGATGTCGTACGGGGCTACAAAGTCGTATCCTGCAGAATTTGCTGTGGCGCGTTTCGGCAAAGCCGCACCTCTCCCGCGCGGCGCATCGATCCTTTCAAAACGTCTCATTCCTGTTCCTCCTCTCCCAAAATATCGTTACACGCTACGAATACACGTAACAGCACCTTTCTCCTTTCTGCGTCCGCATTTATGAAGTCTTCCAGCATGCCTTTAATGCTTTTTTTAACGGTTTTACGAGAACCCCATTCTTTTTCTGCGCTGTCAAGCACAATTTTAAGAAATTCGAGTGCAATTAGCATGTCGATTTCAATCTGTTTGTAATAACTAAGTTCAATTTTCGTGTGAACAGTATCGGCTTCCCTATGGATTGTTACCGTAGCTCTGTACTCTCTCATGATTTTCCTCCTCAATACGGCATATCCGCAGGCGGGATTTCCGCTGGCGGCACTTCATTGCCAAACTGGTTGAAATCGCCTTTTGGCGCATTATCTTCGTGTTTTTTGAAGATAAGATGCACGCCGTCGGCGGTGATCGTGTAAAAAGTCCGCTTCTCTCCTGTCTGATTCTGAAATGAAGAGGAGGCAAACTTCCCCCACACACTTATCATGTCCCCCTTGTGGAAGTTGGCAGCTTCCTCTGCTACCCTTCCCCAAGCAGTGATCGGCACCCAGTTTGTAATCTGCCTGCTCCCGCCGTTCTGGCCATAAATAATTTCATTGGCGGCGATGGTAAACCGTGCCATGCAGCGACCGTTTGAGGTCATTTTGACCTCGGGATCTCTCGGTAAATTCCCGGTAAAAAAGCAGAAATTATTCATTTTTTTTCTCCTCTCAAAATCTGTTTTGCCTTCTCTTTATTTTCTTCAAAGCGAGCATCCATCAAGTCGAAGTTGCTTGCGACGATGCCTCTAGTGACTTCCCACTGCCCCCTCGCGTCTATGAAACGCCCATACCGGAGCGTACCTCTTATCAAGACGTGCACGTCAGGTTCAAGCACATCCGCCTTCGTGTTCGTCGCATTCAGCGGGACGCTGACGGGGATGTCTTCGCCGTCGGCGTCCAGACGGAACAAAGCCACCTGCTCCGCTCCGTCCGATACCGAGAATACTCTCGGCATTCCGACAACTTTCCCTTCCACGACTACCAGATTCATCTCCCGCCTCCCAATTTCAAACACCCCGATAGAAGCGCTTGCAGTTGCGGGTTCCTAGAAATCAGCGCCGCATTCTCCGCTTCTTGTGCGGCCGCCCCTCTCTGGCGTTCATACTCTGCCAGGAAGGACCGTCTCTTCCACTCGATGTCCTTATCGCTTGCGAAGCGAATTTCTTCTGTGGTAAACATGGCAGCCGTTCTTTCAAGTGCGGTTTCCTCGAAGTGCACCCGCGTTTTTCGGAAATAATCAGCGTGAATACAGGCGTCGTAGAATTTTTTCCACGCTTCGCCCGCTCCAAGCTCGCGCTTCCCTTGCGCGGCGTCAAGAAGAGCCTTCGCTCTTCCTCTGATTTTGGCGATAGAGGGGCATTTGTCTTCCGTGCGGATCAACTGCCCAATAGCAGCGATGACCGCCTCCTCCGGTAAGTCCTGTAAGTTCGCATAGTAGGTAATGGACTTTTCCTCTGTGAAAAAGTCATATGCCGAACCAAGCACGGCGATCCCTTTTTTCAGTTTTTCTCTCATAAACTCTCCAATGCTTTATAAATGGCCTGCGCCTTTGATTCTTTCTTTTCAGGGTGTTGCCTTAGTTCAAATAGCCCTTGATACCCGCACATGGTTGACTGGTCAAGAATAGCAATCATCATTTGAACATCACCCCCGGATAACTTTTGAAGCTTCATGAGGGCGATATGCGCCGCTCGCGAAGTCAAAGGAACGTGTCGGCCGTTCTTATCACTTCTCGCTTCTTCCCATCCATAAAGTGCATTCAGAAGATCAGAATTGCCATTCGCAAAGACACGAAATTGTTCGCTCGATGAGCCAAAATCATTTCTTTTAGTTTCTTCTTCTCCTTTCTTCTCTCTATGTATTCTCTCTTCCCTATATAGAGGTGCAACGGTATTGCACCTCTGTGGGGCAACGGTATTGCACCTCTGTGGGGCAACGGTATTGCACCTCTGTGGTGCAACGGTATTGCACCTCTGTGGGGCAACATCTTGCCCCGCAAGGCGACGGATAACGTAGTCAATATTCGCCACGTAAATTTTTTGTGGCAACCCCGGCGCCTGTCTTACTGTTTCAATCAGAAAATTCTTTCTAGCCAATGAAAACCAGTACTTAATGGTCCGCTCTGCCATACCCGTTTGCTCTTCAAGTTCTTTTTGGTTATAAAGTACGAAGAGGCCCTTCTCATCGCAGAAATTATTATTCCGAGCAGAAAGGTTGATCCTGTACCTTAGCACGGCGTAAAGCTCCTTCGCTTGCGCGGGGATTGCCCTCAATACGGGATTGAAAACAAATTCCATCGGATACGGCAAAAACGTACTATTTTTCAAATCATCTCTCGAATAGAAGTCACTCATTGCTTCACCTCATTTCTTGTATTTCTCATAAATCCGCATGGCTTCCGCCTTCGCCCGGATATTGAAATCAAGTATCGGTTTTTTGTGCATCCGATACGTGACGAATGCCTCGGCGTATTCCTTCTCTTTGACACCGTGTGCCAAATCCCTATGGCACACATCGCACAGGAGAATCAAATTCCCCAATGTATCACCGCCCCCTGCACTCCGGAAGCGGATATGATGGTGCTGCAATGGGCGATCCGTCCGTCCGCACCATTCACAGTGCGGGCACCCAGTCCCCACACTTGCCCTTTCATCCACCAAAGAACAGATCAGGCGATAGCCGCGTGGGGTAAGTCGGGTTTTATTTTTACATTCAAGCCTCATATTTCTTCAAAGGTCTCCATTTCATGATGAGAGTGCGGCGTTCCTTACTATCCATCGTATTAATCCCTTGCCGCTCGGCTTCTTCCACAAGGAATTCTATGAGACGGCTAAGCTCTGTCTGCGTGTAGCGAGAACTGCCAACATAGGCAGTGAGGACTACCGCATCCCCAGTTGTCTGCTCTCCCACGATTTCCGAAAAGAACCCTACACCGAATGATTTCCACATTTCTTGTGAGCGTGCAAGAGCCTGTCTTGTGCATTTGATTTCATACGACACTCCCGCTTTGGAAATGGCTTCTCGATAGACATCCTCTTTCGTGATAGGAGGCATGACTTTCGCAATCTCATCGCACAAAACCCACATGTAGGCATTCGCCGACATGCTTCTAGGCTTATTTTTGCGCCGCAAAACTAGCTCATATTTCCCGCTCTTGATTTTCTGAACGATGCCGTCTATAAAACGGTTCGCGGTTTTAAGGAATGGTTTCAGGATGGAGAAACCATTCTCCTCATCCGGCGAAATAAGTCCGCCGGAAACGTCCCATCGAAACTCATCCTTCATCTTCCTTCTCCACGAACTTCACCCCGAGATACCTTTCGAGGTAAGACTTCGGGAGGCTCTCTTTCACGCGCAAAAGGAGCGCACGAAGAGAGCCTCGTCAACTCTTGCGCAGTTCTTCTGCGTGATCTCCGCAGTCTGCCCGCAGATTTCAATTACAATCCTTTTCATGGCTTTACCAGCCTTTTTGGATGGATAATGATCTCCATCCCCGGCGTGAGGCACGCCAGCTGAGAATCGCTAAGGTGGTTTTCCACCTGCGTGCGATATACCAGCTCACTAAGATCCTCGGCGTCTGTAGCTACATCCGCGCAGACCTTCCAGAGCGTCTCACCGCTCTGGACTTCATGGCGGTATTCAACCACCGTAGTTTCCGGCTCATAGGCGACAGCGAAAGCGGTCATCCCAACAAGTGCAGCCGCGAAGAGACCGGCTCCCGTTTCTTTAACCCACGTTTTTACTCTCATGTTTTTCCTTCTCCGCTTTCCACTTTTCGAAGTCGTCATGATTTTCGGCGACAAACTTCGAAATGAAATCAATCAGGCTTTCCAT